CGGTCTTCCGACCCGTACTTCCAGGTCTGTGCTGAGCTATTATGTTCAGGACGGACCTATGAAGGTGATTCGGTCAAAGAAAACTTTGATCGAGTCACGTCCCGGGGTATCCTTATGGGAGACCCTGGGGCAAAAGCTGTTCTAACACTGCACAATCTTTGTGCAGATGCTGAATCCATTTTGCGTTACCAACATGGGATGTTGGAAGCGTCTGACGATGAGTTTTTTGAACTCCTCCGTCAGCTGAACGGAATTCCTCCAGTTTCCTGGAGGCATTTCGTCTGTTCCGGAGATGACCATTTTGGTCAAGGTCCGGAAGATTACCTATCTAGAATTTCTAGATGCCATGACGCCAACGGTATGTCGGTGTCATGGCCGCAGAACTTTTTAAGTTCTGTAGGTGGTTTCTACTGTGAGGAGATGCTCCTCATAGCAGGACTTCGTGCAGACCAGATCTGGAAGGTGGACACTCCCCTTCGGGATCGGAAGTACGAAGAACAACCTCACATCGATGCGATGAAAGTGAGGTTACTTTCCCCATGCTCTAAAGAGCATGAAGGGAAAGATGAGCCAAACCCTGCCATTGGCAAGGCTCGCCAGATGCATGGCATGCTGGCCTGGCTCGGAGGAGGGTTTGAATCAATGATTCCCCTCTTCAGCAAACGTTGGGAGCAACGGATGGAAGGTTTCCTTCCAGCCGATCTTGCGTTCAGGTACCTTCCAGTCTCACTGGGAGGTATTGAAGCTCCTGCCTACCATCGGTCAAGGACCGATCTGAAGGCGGCATTCGAGGCCTTGCCTCAGAATGTTCTTTGGTCCATCAACTCAGTGGTTGTTGGATCCGCCACGCATATGCTTCGGCGCGTTGTCGCGAGTTTCGCGACCAACGCACGGGCACGTGGTATTTCCCAGGATTCGATCGAGGATCAAATCAGGGAGACTCTACTCAACGTCGGTCTTACCCGTGGAGTAGATGACGAGGGCTTGTTAGACAAGTGCCTCGTCAAGGGTTGGCTCGATCCCAATGGGACCGAGGACCCGTTCCTCGTCTGGAGAAATCTCCGGTACAAGGATAAAGCTGCATACGCAAAGCGTTTGCGGCTTGTGGACGTCAATGAGGCAATTGACCTCATCGGCCGTCCGTACCTCTTCCGCGATCTCTTATTTCCGGAAGTTAGCCTACGGCACGGGATAGACCCGTACCGTTCCAAGAGCTACGAAGCGCAGTCTTGGAAGGCGAGGCAGGACAAGTTCTACGAAAATGTTTCGTGGAATTTGCCAACCTCAGATACGAGTTTAACTCGTACTGAGATGAGTGCACTAGTGACCAAGCTGGTCGATTGGTGCATTGAGGGAGAGCCCCTCAATATCCCCAGGGAAGTATATTTCTTCCCTGAAGAAGTAGTGGTTCACAAGAAGCTTGCGACCCTACGTGTCCCGCTCTAGCCAATGGCGGAGCAAGACCTTTTCGGGATAGTGGTAACCGGTTTACGAAGCCGTAGCCACAACGGG